AACCGGCGTGCAGGTTTTCGTAGCCTTCGCGTGCGCGGCTGGACTTGAGGAAGAACAAGCCGGCAATGTTCTCCGGCATGTTGAACACCTCAATCGTCTGCGCAAGGATGAACTGCCCAGGCTTCAGCTCGTAGGGATTCTCCGCCGTGCGTCCTGCAATGCTGAGCGGCCGCATGTTCAGGTTTTCGGCAGACTCAATCATGATCGTGTCACCAAGCCGTAGATCAAGGCTGGCGGGATTGATCAATGCTTCGTCGTAGTTTGGCACCATGCCATCGGTGCACAGCGCTTTGATCTCGTAGTCGCAGAGGATGGTCATGGTTGGGTGGTTGGTTGGTCTGACTACTGGGCTTCGAGTTCGTCAGCAATTTTTTGGAGCACGGCAAGAGCATCTCTCATGCCATCGGTGTACGTCTGAGGTGCATACTGAATGTCTTCAACTTGTTTTTCTGGCGCAGCCTGATCCGCAGCAGCACGAAGGGCGGCGGCAGCAATGTTTTGTGCTTCGCGTTCCAAGCTAGTGCCTTGCCAACCTACGGCACCAAGCACCGCCTGAGCAGCGGGTGAAAGTTGTTGGGTCATTAATGATGTTGACTAATCGGGCAGGGATTCAAGAGCGCGGCGGACAACATCAAGGTCGTCTGTTTGCCACATTTCTTTGTTGCTTTGGATCTTGTCAATCAGAGCAAGGCTTTGCTCCTTCAAGCTCGGCGGCTTGGGGCGGCGGGCGGTGCGGAGTTCGGCGAGCAAATCCCACCGACCAGTGTTTTGATCTAGCCACTCACAGCACGCCTCCAGCTCCTGATCAGCGCCTGCCTGGTAAGCCTGAATCAGCATTACGTCGTAGTTTTCACCTTCGTCAAAATGCTGTTCTTCCCAGTGTTTAAGTAGCTCCAGCGACGGAGTGATCGGGTGTTCTTGAGTCATTCAAGCCAGCTCCATGCAATGCGTTGGCAGATGCGCCATGCGTGTTTTTTGTCAATGCCGTAGCGATCTGCCAGTTGGCTATAGCTGCTACCGGCAACACGCAACTGGCGCAGCTCGCGCACGTGGTCTTCTGTAAGAAACGCGGCGTAGTTTGCCTCGCCGCGCTTGAACGGATCACTCATCTACGTGCAACAGCAACCTGCGCATGTACCAGTCGGCCTTGCCATAATCCTGATCGGCATTACCCTTGTGCTCAGCGCGCCATAGGTATTTGATGACGTTGCCTTTGCAGTAAGCGCGAAAGCCGTCATCACCGAGAGCTGCCTTAATGGCTTGAATGCACTCAATGTCGCCGTGCTTGTAATGCGGCGGATGGTTGACAAGATCACTCATCGCCTAAAGCCTCTGCCATATCGCGCTGGATCAGATCAGCAATGCGCTGTTGATACAGCCCGGTGTAGGTGCAGCAGGTGCGGCCGCTTTGCTCGTACAACCATTGCAGGTAGTCATCACGGCGCTGCTCAGTTTTGTGGTTGATCATCTTGCATCAGCTCCAGGAGTTCAAGAATATGCGCGGCAAATGCCACGTGTGTCATCACTGCATGGGTGCCGGGAGGGCGCCCGTAGGACGCCTCCCACCACTCCTTGAATGCAATATCAAGTGTGGTTTGATTCATCAGAACACAGGCTCCTCGCTGGTGGTTGCTGCGCCGCGTGGCATGAATTCAAAGCGCTGGATGCTAAGCACATGCTTGCTGCGCTTAGCACCGGTTTCCTTGTCGTTCCACTCTTGCCGGCGTACGGCACCGGTCACAAGGATGCTGTCGCCTTTTTTGAGCTTATCAACGATCAGCTCAGCGGACTTACCCCAGATCTCGCAGTCGATTGCGTTATTGATCCAGTTGCCGTCTTTGTCTTTACCCTCTTGGATGCCACCTGCGAAGTTGGCAACCATGGTGCCAGATTCAAAGGCACGCAGTTGCGGGTCGGTGATGATGCGAACAATGCCGGTTGCGTAAAGGCTCATGTCAGTTCAGTGGTGTGATGCCATTGGCTTCTTCAAAAGCCAAGACTTGTGCAAGGGAATAGCGGACGCGTGGTGTGCCTGCTGGTAGGCCAATGCGTGGTGCAGTGACGTAGGCAGGGCCAATGCCGCGTGCACGTTGGTTTTTGATGGCTGCTGGCTTCAAGCCCCAACGCGCTGCCAGCTCATCAGTGGTGAGGAATGGTTCAGTCATCAGCGAAGGGATCCTCAGTGGCAGGTGCTAGCTGAGCCTCTCTGGCTAGTGCTAGCTCCATGAGCTGTTGGTTCTGCTCATCGCTGAGATCAGGCTTGCGCTTGTCCATGCGCGATACCACCTCTTGCAGCTTGTCCAGCGTGTCGGCCTTGGCAATTGCAGCCTTGCCGGCTTGGAACAGCTTGGCGTCGCCTGCGGGCGCAGGTGCAGCGGTCACCGTGACCGGCTCCACCTCGGCTTGCTGCATCTCATCGGTGCTGTAGACGCCGGACATGTCAGCAGGAAATGCTTTGCGCAGTGCCAATGCTTCAGAGCACTTGGCGATCATCGCGGCGCCCATCTTGCTCCACAAGCCTTGACCGGCGTTGTAGTCAGCAAAGCGTGCAACGCCAACAAATGGATGCTGGCTGCCTTTGCGATGGATGATGGTCTTGGCCGCGGCAGGTGGCTTGCTGCCAAGCCATACGTCAGCCCATACGCCGTCTTCGCCACACCAGTAGGTTTCGCTGCCGTCCAGCTGGCCGGTGCGCTCGGCAATGGCACGTAAGCCGTCGATGCCGGCTTGGATGGTCATCTTGCCGCCACGCTTGATGGCGTAGATCTGCTTGCTGAATGGATCCAGCCCAGTGCGCTGGCAGGCGTAGGCAAACAGGCGCAACTCGTCATTGCTGCAGCCAGGCGCAATGGTGGTTGAGATCAGCTGCGTTTGCTCTGGTGTCCAGAGCGTGATTGAGGTGCTCATTGTGCTTCAGTTAATGCTTTTGCGTCTTGAAATAAAGTGATCGTTTTAGCCAAAAAGATTCTGGTTTCTCGGCTGAGCTTTGGAAAATCAGCCGCAACCTTACTAAGCATCGTGGCGCTCCAATCATCTAGCTTGATGCGATCTTTCAGTGAATGGCATTCTCGGCAGCAATCGACAGTATCAATGCCGCCGCGCCGCATCGGAACAGGGAAATGATCGCCAGGGGCGGAGCGGGAAACGCTGTAGACGCAATCGCAATACACACAAGTGCGGTGTATGCGATGGTTGCTCATTAGAAGTCCTCCGAAGTGATAGCAGACTCGTTGCGCAATGCCCATGAAGGCAGGCTGAGCGCTTGGCACGTGTCGCCGTAGCCCGGCCACTCCTTGGTGGCTTGGCAGTCAGCGATCACGCGCATGTCACGTTGCCGCAGCTCATCACCAGCAGCCATGGCTGCGGCGTCAAGCTCGTAGACAGCAACCGCGTACGGAGCAGTCTTCTCAACGGCAATGAACACAAACCGCTCAGCACCGTGCAAGCCGGCTAGGTAGTGGCTCGCTTGCACATGGTAGCGGAAGGTAGCCACGCTACGGGCAAAGCCGGCAGGACTGGCGTCCGTGGTGGTCTTGAGATCCACCACAGTGGCACCGGCGTACCAGTCGGGTCGGCACTTGCACCGCAGCCCGGTGGTGGTGTCATCCCACCAGAAGGACTGCTCAGCCTTGCCATGGGCAAGCAGTGCTGCTGCTGCAGGGTGCACGCGGACGCTGGCAGCCATGGATAGCGCCAGCACCATGTCGGACTGAGTCACGGTTTCAATGCCAGCCGCTGCCATCCGCTCCGCCTGCTCCTTGCCGGCCTTGGTATTGCGCGGTGCGCAGACGCCGTAGCGCTGCAGCAGATCCTCCGGTTCCAGTACTGCGCAATGCACCAGTGAGCCAAGCCGCATGGCAGCAGTCGGCTCGGGTGCGCTGCGCTTGGGGTCGAGGTAGCGGCTCCAATAGTGATAGGGCGACTTGGCTACTGCGTGCAGGTGGCTAGCGCTGACGGCTGGGTCGGCGTGGTAGTCGGCGTTGCTGGTCACGCTGCTGCCCCACTACGCATCTGACGGTGCATCCGGCTGGCGGTGCCGTAGGTGGCGACCAGCTCGGGAAACGCATCCAGCAGGCGGCGCTTGTTGCTTGGGTCAGCCTTCATGCCAGCGTGCGCTAGCGCTTGGAAGAAACCACCGCCGTGCTGGTAGGCGGTGGCAAATGTCCAGTAAATGTCTGCTTCTGTCATGGCTTGAGTTGCTCTTGACAGGCGTGATGGCTGTAGGCGGGCTGCTGGCGGCCGGTGTCATAGGCCATTGCCCAGACACCGAAGATGATTGCCAGCACGGCGAGGCGGTTGAGGTTGTTCATGCCATCAGCGCCTTACGGACGCGATAGGTGGACAGGTTGAGGCGGTCGGCAATGCGCTTCTGGCTCAGGCCAGTGCGGCGCAGTACGCGGATGCGGCGGTCGTCAGAGGCGGTTAGCCAGTCGATCACGGCGACTACCACCAGCAGTGGCAGCAGCAGTTTCCAGATGATCAGCAGTGCGGTTGTGAGCATGGTTCTCGGTTTGGGGTGCAGGACTGGTTGCCTGCTGTCCCCATATCCTACACCATGTGCAGCCGTGGTCAACCCTGCCTAGTAACGAATCGACACAGTTGCGGTGCCATCCAGTGGCACGCCTAGGCGGTAGGCGGCGCCAGCGCTGAGATCCAGCGATCCGCAGTCGCAGCGGTCTGTGACTGGCACGGTGAGCAGGCGCCCGCGGTGCTGCACTGTGACGCGTGTGCCGCATGGCAGCCATGGATGCGCGGCGGACACGCCCCAATGCTGGTAGGTGCCGCCGCAGTACGTGGTGCGCCCGTGATACCAGCCGTCGTAGACGGTGGCAGTCACCTGCCGGGCTTGAGCAGGCGACAGCAGCAGGATTGCTGCAGTGATCAGTGCACGCATGATGCTTGAGGTGATTGGTGTGCCGGGCCAACCGGCGGTGCGGGCTTAGTCAGGCCCTGTTGAGCTCGATTGCGGGGTCGTGTGCTCTGTTCCCCCTGGCAGCGTTTTTAGCGAGGTGCCGGTCCCTTTCCCTCGTTCCTTCAATATACCACATGCGCAGCCGTGGTCAACCCTGCGAGTGATGGCGGCCTCCGATACGGTTGCAGCTGCAGCCACCGCGACTGCAGCACCGCGCGCGTCCTTGCGGATAGCGCCGACCGCTAAATATAAAAAAAGGGGCCGAAGCCCCTTGGTTACTGGAGCCGGTCTTCTAGATCCATGCAGGTGCTCACCAGTGTGTCAACCAGCGGATTAGAGATAATCTCATCCCACTCGTCGTTGGTGGTGCAGTCCCGCAGATCTTCCAGCGCTTGTTTGACTGCCTCACAAGAGGCAATCAGATCAGCGATGGCTTCAAGGCCGGCGCTCAATTTCTTCATTTTTCTAGGTGCGGTGGATGCCGGGATCGCTCCCAACTCCTTCAATATAGCCCATGCGCCGCCCTGATCAACCCTAAGCAACATCTCTTAACAATGCCTCGGCATCGCTGACCGAGCGCGCCACGCCTGCAATGCCGCCAGCCGCCTGGACTGCATCTAGCCACTGCTGCTGCTCAGGGCGCAGCCTGCCGGTTGCGGTCTTCACCTCTATAGACAGGAACACAGCCACGGTGCTGCCGACCATCTCCGGCGTCACGGTGACGCGCTTCCAGCCGATCAGGTCAGCGCTGCCCTTGCACAGGCCGAACTGCACCGGTCTGCCGTTCTGATCACGCAGCGTGCCGGTGTTATTGCGGAACAAACGCGTGTCACCGTTGCTGCAGGCGATGCGGATCTCTTGCTGGATCTGTTGCTCAGATGCCATACCTCTTAGCCAGTCGCGCCTGATAAACCCGCTCAGCCCATCCTCGCTTGTAGCCGCGTTGCTGCGCTAGCTCGCGGAGAGCTTCAAGGTCACGGGCAGAGGACTGCTCACGGCGCTTAGCCACTGCCAACTCCTGCAACTCGCCGTCAACCTGCTGCAGCTCACGCCGCTCCTGTGGTGCAAACACATGGCCGCACTCGCGGCATACCTGCGCAGCACTGGCGCTGGTGGCGAAGCACTGCGGGCAGACCTTGACTGATGGCGCTGCCTCGCGGTCTCTGCGGGCAACCCCGTCTAGCGTCCAGTCGCGTGGTTCTAGATGGTGGCCAAGCCGGAGCGTGTTGCCCACGTGATCGAGCACCACGGCGCGCTTGCCAGGCTGTGGCCTCAGGCAGCGACCGATCATCTGCAGGTGCAGCGCCACTGATGCGGTAGGCCGCAGCAGGATGCAGCCGCCGACGCTTGGCACGTCCACGCCTTCACCGATCAATGCGCAACTGGTGAGCACCTTGAGCCTCCCGGTGCCGAGATCGCTGAGCAGCTGCCGACGCTGCGCGGTATCCATGCTGCCGTCGATACTGGCCGCGGCGATGCCTGCTGACTGGAAGAGTGCAGCCACTGCCTCCGCGTGCGTCACGGAGCAGCAGAACGCAATTGCCGTCTGTCCTGGCAGGTGCTTGCGGTAGTGGCCAAGGCAGTCACCCATGATCGTGCCGACTCGCTGCTCAGCCTCCTTGGGGTCGAAGTCACCCATCCGCTTGCGCAGGCCGGTTGAGTCAAAACCAGGCGGTGCCAGCACTTTGGCGCCAGCGAGGAAGCCGGCATCCGTGAGCTGTTGCGCTGCTGGACCCTCCACCATGCACTGATAATGCTCACCTAGGCCGCGGCCATCGCTGCGGATTGGTGTGGCGGTGACGCCGAGCAGCTTGGCTTGTGCAAAGTGCTCGATCACGCGCGCCCATGTGCCGGCGGTGGTGTGGTGCGCCTCATCCACCACCAGGAGCTGGAAGAAATCCCGCGGCAGCAGGTGCAGCCTGCGGGCAAGTGTCTGCACACTGGCAACCTGCACCGTGCGGGATAGGTCCATTGCCTTACCGGCGCTGATGCGGCCATGCGGCACCGGCATGGCGCGGCTTGCTTGATCCAGCAACTCTTGCCGGTGCACCAGCACCAGTACGCGGTTGCCTTTGATGCTGGCTTGCTGAGCGATGTAGCTGAATATGTAAGTCTTGCCGCCGCCGGTGGCGAGCACTGCCAGCACCGACCGTTTGCCCAGTTGGTACTGCAGGCGGATGTCGGTGATCAGTTGTTGCTGGTATGGGCGGAGTTGCATCACACCAGCACCCCCTGACGGTTGCTGGCAACCTCAGTCAGGTTCTTGACTGCGCAGTTGAAATACGACGGCTTCAGCTCAAACCCGACAAACTGGCGCCCAGCTTGGATGCTGCAGTAGCCCTCGGATCCGATGCCAGCGAACGGGCTGAGCACTACATCACCTGGGTTGCTCCACAGTTGCAGGCCGCGGCGGATCACCTCCAGTTGCAGCGGGCAGATGTGGCGCTCATCCTCATTGGCGCGAGCGCTGCGGTATTGCAGCGTGTCCGATGGGTTGATATCCATCCATACGGGGCTGGCGTACCGCTGCCAGATGTTGATCGAGTCCTTGATCGGATCCTTGGTCTTAGCTGGTGGATTCTCACCGGCAAACTCCGTGAACGGGCCAGCCACTGGCTCTGGGTTGTCGCCCAGCTTGCGCACCGTTACCAGATAGTCAGGGATGCCTTGGCGGCTGAGTGCAGAGTCCTTACGCACTTGCTTATGCAGCAGGCCGATTGCCTTGGTGCGCTGCATGGCGGTGACTGGATCCTTCCAGATGCACACCTCGCTATGGAACACGAAGCCAGCGGCTTGGAAAATGCGCAGCATGTCGCCGCGGAAGTCCTTCACGCCAATGAAGCCATCGCGCTCCTTGCTGCTAGGCAGATTCATGCAATGGAAGCTGATCAACCGGCCAGGCATCATCACGCGGTGAAGCTCACTGGCTAGGAATCCGAAGTGATCAAAGAACTCCTGTTCAGTGCGGCTGTTGCCCATATCGCGGTCGCTGTTGCTGTAGGTGTAAAGCGACGCGAACGGCGGGCTGAAAATGCTGTAGTGGATGGAGTTGCTGTCGAGTTGCTTAATGCTCTCCACGCAGTCACCCATATACATGTCCCAGCCGTCGCCGGACTTGTGCTCAGTGACATGCGGCGCCACTTGACGTTGGATCTTTTTGAGTTGTTCCATGGTTTGTTGCTTCATGATTTCAACCATTGATTGGGCCATCTGGATGCTGTCCGCTTCTTTGCGGCGGATGTTGTCGATCACGCGGCCTTCTGCCACGTCGTAGATGATGTGTGCATTGACGGGCTGCTCTTGGCCGAACCGCCAGCAGCGGCGGATGGCTTGATAGAACGCCTCATAGCTGTGCGACAGTCCAACGAATGCGACGTTGTGGCAGCGCTGGAAGTTGAGCCCAAACCCAAAGATGCTGGGCTTGCTGACCAGAACGCGGATCTTGCCATCTTGAAAGTCGATGGCAGCTTGCCGCTTGTGATCGTCGGAGTCTGAGCCAGACACCTCAACCGCGCCGTTAATCGCAGCAGTCAGCGCCTTGCTCTCATCGTTGAGATCACACCACACCAGCCATTGCTCGCTGTTGCTGTTGGCAAGCTTGGCAGCGGCTGCAACGCGGAGGGTGAGCGATGCCTTGCGCACCTTGCGCTGATCGTTGAGCGTACGGGCCTCCATGGCGAACAGCGCCATCTGCCCGTCATCTCCTGCTGTTGCCTCGCGCGGGGTCTCAACCGTGCAGTCTTGGATCTGCAGCGCCGGCAGCACGAAGTTGCCGTCCTCGTAGCCAAGGTCTGATGGCTTGCGGATGGTCACCGCCCAGCTGCAGACCCACTCCCAGAACTTGTCCCGTGCGTGACCCTTGAGCCGCCACTTAGCAGTGTCGCCGCCGTCATGCACGAAGAACATGGCCAGCATCTCGGTGCGGGTCATGACGCCGATGAACTCAGCGTGGTTGCCGAGCTCCATGTGGTCATTGGGTGCCGGCGTCGCCGAACACGCCAACCGGTATGGCGTCAGGCTGAATGACTCGATGATCTGGTTGCGGATCTTGCCGGTGTATGCCTTGAGGATGCTGGACTCATCCAGCACCACGCCTTGGAAGCTGCCGGGATCAAAGTGGCTCAGCTTCTCGTAGTTGGTCACCGTGATGCCGGGCTTGACCTCAGCTTGAGTGGCAGCGAACGAGCATGGGATGCCGAACTTGCTGCCCTCGCGCACTGTCTGATGCGCCACCGCAAGCGGTGCCAGCACCAGCACGTTGCCGCCGGTCTCTTGGTGCACCTGATGCGCCCACTCGAGCTGCATGGCGGTTTTACCCATGCCGCAGTCGGCCCAGATGCAGAACTTGCCGACACGGCAAGCCATGGTCACGATGTCCCGCTGAAACGGGAACAGCGGCGCGGTGAACTGCTGCGGGTCAAAGCCGGCAACAGGTGCTGCAGTGGATTTGGAGGCTAGGAAGTCTTGGTAGGTCATTTGGCATCGTTAAAAGGAGAACCGACGCAAACCCAAACCCAGCCCTCTCTTGTCCACTGCAGATCCCATACGTCGCCATCACTATCAAGCGCGTAGAGGCATGTTCTGCCTTCATCGCTGCTGCTGGTTGAGATCTGAATGATTTTTGGAATGCGATCCATGGCGGTGCCGTGTGGCTTGCTCACCGTAGACTAACCGTATACGCTTGTCAAGCCACTGGCCGGACCCGATGCCACTAGCCCGACCAATACCCCTGCGCCTTGCCCCAAACCAGTTGCAATGGCTGGATTCATGGCGTGGCGACACCCTGTCACGCAGCGCTGCCATCCGGCTACTGCTGGAGCAAGCCATACACCTGCACCGCGATGGCGTGCTGGCCGCGCCGGAGTCCAAGTGAAGGAAGTTGACTTCTCAGAGGCCCGCCGGTTCATTGCCTTACTCGGCAAACCGGCAGGCACCATCCGCCTGCGTGCTTTTCTCCACCGACTGCATCCAGACAAACCCAATGACAAAGGCCGCAAAGGTGGCGCCCGCAAGCCGCTGATCAAGCAGTGGCAAGCCGAAGGCCGCGGCGTTTACGTGGTCATCAATGACGGTGGCGACACCAACGCAGAGATCACAGCCTGCCGTGCTTTCTTTGCCGAATGGGATGACCGCCCGCGTGAATGGCAGCTCACGGCATGGCAGGAGCTGGGGCTGCCGGAACCCACCTTCCAGATCAATACCGGGGGCAAATCCATCCACAGCTATTGGGTGCTAGCAGACCCGATCACACCAGCCCATTGGGAGCTAGTGCAAGGGCGGTTGCTTGATTACTGCGATGCAGACCGCAGCATCAAGAACTCATCCCGCGTCATGCGGCTACCTGGCAGCTACTACGCCGAAGCCGATGGCAGCCTCGGTGAGATGTGCCGCATGGTCACCAGCGCCGGCCATCGCTACAGCGTTGCCGACATTGAAGCGATCCTGCCCAATGAGGCTTACTACCAGCACGAAAAACCTGCGCAGCATTACGTAGAACCTGCAGAGCGCGGCATTGATGAGATCCGTGAAGCACTAGCCGCCATACCACCTCGCGTGCCAGGGTCCGGCACTTATCACATATACCGCAATATCTTCTGGGGCTTGATCCAAGCCTGCGGCAGCGCTGAGCAAGCCATTGACTTGATGCAGCAGCACAGCCCGCAATGGCAAGGGCTGCAGCAGATCGCTGCATCAGGTGGTGACCGCATCGGCGCCGGGACGTTCTGGTACTGGGCGCGTCATCACGGTTGGCGGCCAGCACTGCCGATGCTTGCGCCGCAGCGTCAGCGCCTTGAACCCGCTGGCGATGGTGAAGCGGTCAACCTGCAGCTATACGACAAGTCCGGCACTGAATGGCTAGAGCTAGCCGTGGAGCATGTCTTCTGCCATCCGGCTGAGCGCTGGATCTGTGTTGACGGCGTATTGCATTGCTGGAATGGCACGCACTACCAAGCCAAGCCAGACGAAGAGCTAGCGCCCAAGCTCGCGGAATTCCTGTCCATGCTGCATGTCATCAACCAGCAAGGCGCCACCACATACCCATGGCGCAGGCCCCGATACGTGGATGAAGCGCTGCAATGGATGCGGCGACTGCTCAAGCCGGTTGAGGTCAACCCAGCCAATGCCATCAACTGCCGCAATGGCGTAGTGGCGTGGGCATGGTCTGGCCGCAAGCTGGATCTGACCTTTACGCCGCACGATCCAGCGGTTGCCTTCACCTACGTCACCGCCTACGACTACGACCCAGAAGCCAATGCCCAGCACCTATGGCGGCTGCTGGAAGCCGTAGAGCCCGGCGACCGTGACACGCTGCAGCGCATCCTTGGCAGCGGGCTTGACCTCATCAAATACCGCGCCACACGAGGCAGACCGCGTGCTGTGTTGATGATCGGTGAGGGCAGCAACGGCAAGGACACCATCCGCACCGCGCTGCGCGACACTCTCGGCAGCCGTAATTTCACGAGCTGCACGCTTGCCGATTTCCGTCAATACGACCAAGGCCGTAAGTTTCCCATTGCGCCATTACGTGGCGCCTCAGTGAACTGGTCAAGTGAAAACTCGCAGTTCGTCAGTATTGACAACCTCCAGTCATTGAAGGCTGCCATCAGTGGCGAGGAACTGTCATATGAACTCAAGGGCGTACAGGAGTCGCAGTTTGTTCCGTCGTCTTTGTTTGTGTTCAACCTCAACAAAGATCCATCGCTAACTGGTGAGCAGGCTGCTATTGAGACACGTTTTCACGTGTTCAAATTCCGCAAAACCTTCATGGCGACACCTACTGAACCCAACCACCTGCAAGCTGACCCGAAGCTCAAGGACGACCCTGACTTCATCCAGCAGCAGATATGCCCTGCATTCCTGAATTGGCTGCTTGAAGGGATGGCGCTAAGCATTGCAGATGGCATTGATTACACAACTGGAAGCCAAGCAATGCAAGACGTTAGAAGAGCCAGCTGCCATCTTTGGGACTTCTGTGACTCTATCGGACTGACCTATGAAGAGGGCGCCCAGGTATCAACCAAGCGGGTATGGGATGCCTTGCAAGAGTGGTATCGAGAAGAGGGCTATTTGGACGATAAAGGTAGGTGGTTAACGGATCCACCAAGTGACCGCACCGTCAAGGCACCCAGGCTTCTGGTGCCGGCATTGCGCCAGATCTTCCCAAAACTTGCGTCCGACAGAGGCTCCGGTAAGTCCCGTGAACGTCTCATCTCGGGTCTCAAGCTGGACTTGTGGTCGTGATGTCGGACGCAAGTTGCGTCCGGGTCGGACGCAAATCGGACGCAAATTTCGGACGCAAAAACCCAGTCCCTATCTACCTTTTCTCTTGTTCGGACGCAAATAGGGGTAAATCAAGTCAGGTATGGAAACATGAGGGGAAATGTAACGGCGTGAACAAAACACACATATAGGGGGGGGTAAGGAGAAACCCCGATTTTGCGTCCTCCCTTGGTATGACTGGGTTTTTTGCGTCCGACTTGCGTCCGCTTGCGTCCGAACCCAGTCGTGGACAGGGTTTTTGCGTCCGACCTACCATTTGCACCATCATCACCACCAGAAATGCCCGAAATCAAGATCAATGTCACCGGTGACGACCTGGCGCGACTCAACGCCGAAGCAGCGGCGCATGGCATCCCCCGCGCGCACCTGATCCGGCAGCGTGCTTTGAGTGGTGGAGTTGTTGCAGGATTGACCACGGCGGCGTACCATGCGCTGGTGGCGGACGCCTGCGCATTCATGCGCGGTGACCTGAACCGCCGTCACGTTGAAACTCTCGTTGCATATGTCATCGCTCATTCACATTCCAGCCAAGCAGCAACCGGTGATCAATCGGCTGCATGAGACCATGACCCAAGCAGTGGCGTACGCCGCAGCCATTGCCGACAACGCCATTGATGACGGCGTACCGCTACCCATGGAGCTCGTGGATAGCTTCGCCGCTGATTACGAACGCATCATCACCAGCCTCGTCACTGCCGCCACCGCCAAATGAAAGCCGTCACCTGCCAAGCTGATCTCGATCACGCGTTGCGCACCATTGCGCCAGCTGTTGGCCATCGCAGCAGCCACCCGATCCTTGATTGCTGCCTGATCCAAGCCGCTGGTGGTGTCATGACCATCACCGGCTTCAACCTTGACCTCGGCATCACTGTCACCATCCCAGCCGCAGTGGACACCGATGGCGCTGTAGCGCTGCCGTATCGGCTGCTGGCTGGCCTTGTGAGCCGCTTTGATGGCGATGAGGCTCTGACCCTCGCAGATGGCGCTCTGACGGCTTCTGCGGGCTCCTACGGGCTTGCAGCGGCTGATGCGGCGGATTACCCCGCGCTGCCGGTTGTGGACGCTGCTACGAGCGAGCTGCACCTATCCGCCGGCATCCGCGCCTGCATGGCAGCCGCCAGCACCGATGCCAGCAAGCAGATGCTCCAAGGCATCCACCTCGGCAGTGGCCACATGGAAGCCACTGACGGGCATCGCCTGATGCGTTACGCCATTGACCTGCCAGATGGCCTAGACCTCGTGCTGCCCGCCAGCACCATGCGTCTGCTGCAGGATCGCGTGGTCACCATCGCCGTTGCCAAAGGGCAAGCCGTGATCGACGCAGGTGATGGCATCACCATCTACAGCCGCATCATGGATGGCACCTACCCAGACGTGGCCAAGCTGGTGCCCGCTGAGTTCAAAAGCACCATCACCGCTGATCGTCGCCGCCTGACCCGTGCATTGGAGCGTGTTGCCATCATTGCCGATGCGCACAACTCCATCGTCAAGATCGAGGCAGCAGGTGGCACCATTGCCATCACCGCTGAATCAGACGCCAACAACGGCAAGGAGCTGCTCAAGGTGGAAGGCATCGCTAATGGCGCATGGGCGTTTAACGTCCACTACCTGCTAGACGGCATCAAGGCGTTTAAGCCCGCAGAAGCCATCACGCTGCACGCCAATACGGCAACCACACCCGTGGTGTTGACACCTAGTGGCGTGGACGGTGTAACTTATCTGGTAATGCCTGTGCAGGTTAGAAGCTAGCATTTATGTATGGCCAGATCTAAGACCAAAGACAAAACTCACTACACTCACGAAGAGCTGTTGTGCATTTGGTCGGAACTGGCCGAGATCATTGCTGCTGGTAATAACCAGATCTCCATCCCCAAGCTCATCATTGAAAAATGGGGGGTGTGCCGCCCTACCGCCGACAAGTGGTACGACTGCGCCAAACAACTGCTGTACCAGACATGGGATCAATCAACCTTGGCTGAAATGAAAGCCAAGCGTTTGCAAACGCTGGAGATGACAATCGAACGCGGAATGCGGACTAACCAGTTAGGTTCAGTGATTGGCGCAGTCAGGCTGCAGGCTGAAATGCTTGGACTTGTTGGCAAGTGAGCTGCATTGAATCCGAGCTGCTTACACGCTCGGCATTGCAATTAGATGAATCAAATCAGCTTGACCTAGAGGAGCGCCTTAATACCATCCGCGCTGACCTGCACCCGGGGCAGCTTGCGTTTGTAGACGACAGCAACACGCAGATCCTTGGCATCTCAGCTGGTTATGGCGCCGGCAAGACACGTGCGCTGTGCGCTAAGGCGGTGATGCTGGCCGCGGCCAATCAAGGCTTCATCGGCGCAGTAATGGAGCCGACTGGCCCATTGATCCGTGATATCTGGCAGAACGACTTCGAGCAGTTCCTAGAGGCGTATGAGATCCCATACACATTCAGGGCAAGCCCGTTGCCGGAATACATGCTGCACCTGCCGGGCGGCGACACGAAGATCCTGTGCCGCAGCTTCGAGAACTGGAGCCGCATCATCGGTTTGAACCTTGCATGGGTGCTCGCCGATGAGATCGACACCGTGACTCCCAGCATTGCCAATAAGGCATTCCCCAAGATCCTTGGCCGCTTGCGGTCCGGCAACGTGCGGCAGTTTGGTGCTGCCAGCACGCCAGAGGGTTTCCGCTGGATGTGGAACACGTTTGGCAGTGAGGACGCCAAAGGGCGCGCTGATCGCAAGCTGATCAAGATGCGGTCAGCAGACAACCCGCATCTGCCGCCGGACTTTATCGAGCGGCTAGAAGCCAACTACGACCCCAACCTGCTGCGGGCGTACTTGGATGGAGAGTTCGTCAACCTCACCACCGGCACCATCTATGACCGCTTCAGCCGCGAGAAGCACGTGGTAGCTGAGCTGCCGGACCTGGACCGCGAGCCGCTGCGTATTGGCGTTGATTTCAACGTTGGCAACATGTCTGCAGTGATCGGCGTCCGCACCGGCAACAACCTGCTACTGATTGATGAAATCAGCGGCGCCCATGACACCGATGCATTGGCGCAAGAGATCCAAGCGCGTTACCCGCAGCGGCGCATCTACATCTACCCAGATGCCAGCGGCGGCAACCGCAGCACCAACGCAAGCCAGACCGACATCCAGATCCTGGAGTCCTACGGCATGTCAAACCAGTCACCACGCGCAAATCCTCCCGTCCGTGATCGCGTGGCTGCTGTTCAAGCTTTGCTGGAAAACGGCAAGGGTCAAGTCCGGCTCACCATTCACCAGCGCTGCAAGCGGTTGATTGAATGTCTAGAGCTGCAGTGCTACACCGACAAGGGCGATCCGGATAAGGATGCCGGCCATGACCACATGAATGACGCACTGGGTTACCTGATCTGGCGTGAGTTCAACCCATTGCACGCAGGTGCTGGGCGATCTACGGGTATCAGACTATATTGATTCCGCCAACCATTACCACTACCCATGCTCAAGGGTGCTGAACTACTCGCTAAGGTCAAAGAACTGGCCGGCAATGCAACCAAGTCCGAAATGGTGCGAGAATGCGGCTACACCTCGCTCAAAACAGATGGCACTGAACGATTGAGCTTCAGCGCTTTCTATGACGCATTGCTCGAAGCAAAGGGTTTTGAGCTTGAAAAGGCACCTAAGCGCGGCCGCGGCCTGACCTACAAAGCCAAGGTGCAATTCAATGGCAAGCTGCAGATTGGTGACGGCTACCTGCGCGAGATGGGTTACAAGCCCGGCGCTGAGTTTGACATCAAGATACGCGGCAACAGCATTACGCTGACTGCTGCCTAAACTGCACCTATGACTGCGGCGCTGTAATGTACACAGGCTTTAATAACTACGACCGACCTATTGCGCAGCGCCGCGTTACTCGCGTGCAGGATGCCAATACGGCGTGGTATGCACAAGAGGCGCATTGGATCCTGATCGAGGATCTGCTGCAAGGCACTTATGGGATGCGCCGCAAGCATCGCCGATATCTGCCGCAAGAGCCGCGCGAGCTAGACGAGTCCTATGACAACCGCCTTGCACGCAGCGTATGCCCGCCGTTCTATCAACGCCTAGAGCGGATGCTGGCTGGCATGTTGACGCGTAAGCCCGTGCGGCTTGACGACACTGCTGACATCATCCGTGAACAGTTGTTTGATGTTGACCTGCAAGGCAATGACCTCAACGTCTGGACCTACGAAACCACCCGTAAGATGGTCCGTTATGGCCACGTTGGTGTACTGGTGGATGCACCTGCTGATGGGGGTAGACCCTACTGGGTGAGCTATACACCACGGCAGATCCTTGGCTGGCGCGCTGAGCAGCAGGAAGGCCGGCAGGTGCTGACGCAACTGCGCCTGGCTGAGATGGTCACCGTGCCTGATGGTGAGTTCGGCGAGAAGGCAGTGGAGCAGATCCGTGTACTGACGCCAGGTGAGTTTCAACTACACCAGAAGCAAGACAACGGAGATTTCCAAGTTGTCGACGAAGGCCGCACCAGCCTTAGCGAGATCCCGTTTAGCGTTGCCTATGCGCAGCGCCACGGCTTCATGGAGTCACGGCCACCGCTGGAAGACATCGCCGAGCTGAACCTGAAGGCGTATCAGATCCAGAGTGACCTCGACAACCAGCTCCACATCAGTGCTGTGCCGATGCTGGCGTTTTATGGCTTCCCGTCTGCAGCAGAAGAAGTCAGCGCCGGACCGGGTGAAGCCATCGCATTCCCCGCTGATGGCCGCGCTGAATACATCGAACCCGCTGGCCGCAGTTTTGACTACCAGTTCCGCAGGCTTGAGCAGCTTGCACTGCAGATCAACGAGCTAGGGCTATCGGCAGTGTTGGGCCAGAAGCTATCCGCTGAAACTGCTGAGGCAAAGCGCATTGATCGCAGCCAAGGCGATAGCACCATGATGGTGATTGCGCAGAACGTGCAGGACATGATCGACAACTGCCTGCAGTTTCATGCGCAGTACATCGGCAACAACACATCACCTGGCAGCAGCTATGTCAACCGCGACTTTCTCGGCACACGCCTTGAGCCGCAGGAGATCCAATCGCTGCTGCAGCTTTACACCTCAGGCACCATCACGCAGGAAACGTTGCTGCGTGAGCTTGCCGAAGGCGACGTACTAGGCGACGACTTTAACGTGGATGAGGAGCTTGAAGCTACGGCCAATGCGGGGCTTGATCTACAACCTGCTGGACTGGGTAACCGACCGCTTAGTGGACCTGATGATCTGGATGGAACCGAGG